TTGATGAAATCTACTCATGCCACAGCCCGCCCTCTCACCCTCACCACGACAGTTCGCACTATAGATGTGCAGTTGCCGAAGCCCATGGTCACGGCGCCGTAGTTTATGTTGTCACCAAAGAAGACCTGTTAATCAACACAGATACCGAGACCTTAGAGGCTGCGGAAGAAGAAATTCAGGACGGAGAAATCTTTGGAGATGAAAGGCGCTCTGGCGGCGCAGGATTCGACATAGAGCCCGTATCTCGCTTGCGTTTGCGTCAAGTAAAATATTATCAAGAAGACGATTGGGTGGACAACAGCGAAGGAACGGAATTAGCAATACCAGAGCGCCGTGTGTATGGTTCAAAAATCCCCGGCCTTAGAGAAAGAGTTGTTAGTTGGGTAAAAGAGGCATATGCCGAAGATATGCAAAATCTGCCAATGGAAGATGGCGCTGTTGATATGGGTCGCTTTATTAAGCTTGGTGGCTCATACGAGGACAATGGGATCAACAGCCTTATTGCAGCAATGCTGCCAGATGGGACAGATATTGTCGGGCGCCCCGTTCAGGACAGCAACACAGAAAACAATTTGCCAGACGATCTCGGCGGCGATCCAGCGGCGGCTCTATCAGCTCAGATCTCGGATACTGAAGATAGGTACCAAGATATGATGGCCAATATTGAATTTGAAACAAGAGTAGAGGATGACGGAGCCGATGGCGCTTATGTGTCGATCTATGCAGACTACAACATTCCAATTGCTATGGGCGAAATCACCGCAGTACCGGGCCATGAACATAGTGAGTGGATCGCGGACGAGCTAAACCAGTTCGATATCTCTGGTATGATGCAGCGTAAATATGAACGCAATCGGCGCCATGGCCTCAATTCTAGACAACACACAAACCACATAGACACATTCACAGGACAAGGTTATTTCCAGACTTCCGGCGGCCCTGAAGGGGTTATGATCATCAAACTTACTCTTAACATGGAAGCTTTTGATGATAACGAGGTTGGATACTTCTCCCAAGCTGATGACTTTGAAAATGCGTGCATCTATATGAACGAGGCAGACGACAAAGAGGATGCCGTTAGGGAAATAGTTCTTCGATATCTTAAGGTGAACGGATTTGCCTCCGGTGGTGAATACATGCAGCTAGCCCGAGAGATCGAGGACAGAGATATTGATTCTGTTGAGTGGGACGTAGAGACAGACGGAGAATACGAAGACTCATATGAGTCATATGCTCAGTACACCCACCACTACGATTACGAATCAGGCCCGTTCAAGTCGAACCCCGAGGTTCTGGAGAAATTACTTAACAGCCACGAATATCGCACGATGTTGCGACAATACATACTGTCACAACCAAAGAGCGAAGTTGGCACAGAATACAATATAGATGTTGACAATGCCGGCACACAACAAGTTGCAAATTATGTTAGGCATTACATAAGATTTAAGGTTACAGCAGATGACCCTGATGAGATTATAGAACTTTTTAAGGAACTGGTTACGGGCGAAATGGATGATGAGGACAATCTGAATGTTGTCCACAACAAGGCACTAGCACAGATAATGCAGCAGCATCAGGCCGGCCAGTGGGGTGACGACGTAAAAGAAAGTTTACAAGAAAATTTGATTAAAGAAAGCAGAGATGAGATATCTCAACATGTTAACAGATGGAGGGAGTTTCTTCGAAGTAAATAAGGAGGGGTCAATGTGTTAAAATATTTAGCATTTATATTTGCGGTCGCATGTGGGGCATGCGGCCCAGCAGAGTTAGAAACAGAGGATAGTAACGTAGGTGTTACTGAGACAGAGCCAGCCGATCCGTACCCATGGGCAACATGGGAAGAGTGCGGCCAGCTATTCGATCAAAATCCGTGCAATTTCAGTTTTATGGATCAGCACGGAGAACAAGTAGAACTTTATCAACATTATGGTAAAGTCATTGTAGTAGACTTTTCGACAATGTGGTGCGGGCCATGCAATAGCGCAGCCCCCTATGCCGAAACGTTCAAGCAGGATTATGGCGAGGACAACTTTATCTGGATTACCATTCTGGTACAGGATCGTCAAGGAAACGACACAGATCAAGCAGATCTGCAAGACTGGGCTTCAACCCATGGCTTGGAAGATCCGATATTGTCGGCAACCAGAGATGAAGTCTACGATCCAGAGGGGATCACCGGATATCCGCTAGGTGGCTGGCCAACTATGGTCGTTATCGACAGAGAAATGATTCTCAGATACGGAATCTATGGTTGGAGCGAGCAAAGCATGAGAACATCAATCGAGGGGTGGTTATAGGAGGTATATTTTGTGGGGTTTTGTGTAGGTGTGGCGCTAGCATTTCAGCTAGTGATAGGGCCTGCTATGCATTGGGACATGAGACCAGAGGTGGTAATATGCCATTCGTCTAGAGTTTCGGTCACTAGGGCTAGCCGGGCAACGAGATATTGGACTCAGAGAGGATACTCCTTTGGGGATATCCGAAAGGCAACGCAGGATTATATGCCCTGTGTTACTGGCACTCCAAATTATGGTCAGATAATCATTGATATTCCGAGTCAAACATTTAACTATGGAAGTCAGCTTGGGGATACCTCTACGTGGTGGAGGACAGATACCGGTGAGATTCTTAGGGCCAAAATAGAGATTGCTCCCGGCTGGGAGTCTACGGAAAGAATTTTGGAGCATGAGATAGGCCATGCCTTGGGTATGAAAGACAATAATCAAACTGGCCATATAATGAACAGGACATGGATTCGCGGCGGCTTTAACTCTAGAGGCACGGAGAATCAATAATGTACGAATATAATGCAAAATTACTTAGAGTCGTCGATGGCGATACCGTGGATGCATTAGTTGATCTGGGATTTGATGTGTGGGTGAAGAAGCGTATTCGTCTCTATGCCATAGACGCCCCTGAGAGCCGCACTAGGGACGCCGAAGAGAAGATAAGGGGTCTCGCAGCCAAGGCGAGGCTACAAGAGCTTCTAGAGGCGTCAGAGGGCGCCTTCAAACTACACTCTCACGGAGTTGGCAAATACGGAAGATGCTTGGGCACACTATTTATAGACGGCACAAACATCAACGAGAGACTAATTACTGAAGGTCATGCACAAGAGTATTTACGATAACTGGAGACGTTTTTTGAGCGAGAAGAGAGATACAGACAAAATTGCTAAGGCAGTCGTTATAAAAGGCGACAAGGCGCTGTTGCTCAAAAGATCTAACTACATGAAGAAGTATGCAGGCGAGTGGGACTTACCCGGTGGACATGTGCAAGAGGACGAATCGCTTGAGGATGGCTTGAGGCGAGAAATCGAAGAAGAAACCGGCCTGAAGATAAGCTCGCCAAAAAAACTTTACACAGACGGAAGAACATATTATTATAGAGCAGAAACAGATGAATCGGAGATCAAACTGAGCGCCGAGCACACTGAACACAAATTTGTTTCTGCCGAGGATATAGAGAATATGGAGATTCCATCTAAATATCTGAAATGGGTTAAGCAAGTACTGGAGGAAGAATGAAACTTTTATTTGAAAACGCTTGGAAAAAGTTCGTAGAAGACGCAACACCAGAAATGGAAGAGTATCTGAAGAAGCACCCGTATATGGAAATGGACGGGCTTCAAGAGATCGAAAGAACTGGCGGTATGCCTTCACACCTTGACCCCAAGAAGATCGCGGCTCATAAACTCAAAGAAGTGCAAGAAGTGCTTGATGAGCACATGCCCAGATGGGTAGCATTAAAGAAACTTGGAGAAGGCGCCTCGGCTCCGGTTTATCTGATCGAGAATCAGCATTCCGGCGAACGCCGCGCCCTCAAGATGGTAGACCCAGATCACAGCGGCTATTATGACACTGAAAAGAGCAGCTATGAGTGGGTCATGTTGAACCGCGACAGCTTACCTGACGATGTAAAAAAATATTTGCCCATAGTACAACAAGTGCATGAAGTGCCGGTATTCAAATACAGCACGATGCTCTTGATCACAATGGAAGTGCTGAAGCCGCTGCCAAAACAAGTAGTCAGTGATTTGTTGGCGGGAGAAAATATAGAACTCTCCGACACAAAGGAAGATAGGATACTCTCAGATTATGATTCAGTAAAAGAGGTTGTCTCTCATATAGTATCCAAGTCTCTTATAATGAGGCAAATTATTTCAGATGAGATTGGTTTGGCAGCTTCTCGCGATGTAGAGGGTCTGAACTTGATAGCTAACATCGAAAAATCGGCATTAGAAATGTTTTATACCGGCAAGGCCCCTGCTAACGTAGCCTCTGCTATTCCGACCACTATGGGCCAAAAAGCGAAAGAGTTGATTGCCTCTGTGTTAGTGCAGGCTCAGAAAAGATTAGAAATTGATCCAAGCCTTTTCATGGCATTGGTTCGGGATCTTGAACAATATGCGAGACACCAGATCGGAGCCTTTGTTGTACCCATCCATGCCGGCGAACAAGCCGTGTGGGCCGGCCAAAGCGGCAAAAGCGCAATGCAACAATTCCCCGAGGCAACAGGAATTATCGATGCTATCAACTACCTCCAAAAATCTCGCGACGTTACTGCTAGAGATATCCATCACAAGAACGTAATGATGCGCCCCAGTACGGGCGATATGGTTATCATGGACTTGGGGCTGTTCTTTGTTGGAGAAAGTACTTGACTTTCTGTGAATAGTCGAGTATAATGTATGTGAGGCTCGAATGAAGGTTATAGGTGTGGGTTCTGCCGGCTGTCGAATTGCAGATGGCTTTGCAGAGTATTCCCAATATCAAATTTATAAGATAGACAACGACTTGCCTAAGCAAAAGGGCTGCTTCGTCGTGCCGGCCTATTCAACCGTTGAAGAATACGAAGAAAAGTGCCCATCTTTTAAAAACTTTTTCCGTGGAATACGAACCGGCGATGATATTATGTTCATCGTATCGGGCGGCTCCATGATTTCATCGATCTGTCTCAAGATCTTAGAGGCCATCCAGAGAGCCAAAGTAAGTATATTATACGTTGCGCCAGACACTTCGCTTTTGGCCAACAGAGCACAGATGCACGAAAGGGTAGTGTTCCATGTTCTGCAAGAATATGTCAGGTCTGGTGTTTTTGAGAAAATGTACATTGTAAAAAATGATATTTTGGAAAACATCATTGACAACGTGCCGGTTGTGGGGTATTATGATATCTTGAACAACTTGGTGGTTTCGACAATTCATATGATCAATGTTTACACGAACAATCAACCGATATATCGCAATTCCGACGAAACACTCGTCACAGCTAGAATTGCAACGATCGGGATCACATCACCAAAAGAAAATGAAGAAAAGTTGTTTTACCCCCTTGACAACGTGAACGAAAAATGTTATATTTATGCTATCAATGAAGAGAAGCTTGCTAATGATGGCAAGTTGTTCGCGAAGTTGAAAGGAAAAATCGTAAACAACCGAGAACAACATTTAATATCGAATGTACAGATTCATTCGACAGATTACGACGAAGATTATGGGTACATAATCGCTAGCTCATCAGAAATTCAAACACAGGAGTAATAATGAGAGCATATCAGGGTACATTTAAGAAGAAGAATGGGGAGTCGCGACAAATGCGTTTTGTCAAGCTGACAGATCTCCCCGAAACAATTTTGTCCGCTCAGATTAAGGGCACCGGCAATAAGTCAACTTTGGCTGAAGGCATGGAACTAGTCTGGGATCTGGACACACACGGTTTTCGCATGTTCAATTGGAAAACGGTATTGGCAGACGTTGCTGAGATCGAAGTAGAAAATCCTTTCGGAAAGTGAAAAAAAGTCCTTGACATTTCGGTTAAGGTATGTTAAATTAGATATAGTAGATCGAGATATTTGTCGATCTAACTTTAGGTAAAAACCACAAAGGAGAAATATTATGGGTATTGACTTAAGTAAAATGAAGGAGCGGCTTCAAGCTGTTCAAAACAAGGGTGGCGGAGACAAGCAGTTCTGGCGCCCACAAGACGGTGATCAATCAATTCGGATTGTTCCAACCGCAGATGGAGATCCTTTCAAGGATTATTGGTTCCACTATAACGTGGGAGAGAATCGCGGATTCCTATGTCCGAAGCGAAACTACGGAGATGGCTGTCCGGTCTGCGAGTTTGCATCGCAGTTATGGCGCGAAGGCGCTGCATCGGATGATGCCGAGGCTAAGAAGATGGCTAAGGGGCTTTTTGCTCGTCAGAGGTTCTTCAGTCCCGTTCTGGTTCGTGGCGAGGAAGATCTGGGCGTTCGCGTCTGGGGCTATGGTAAGACTGCATATGAGTCTTTGCTTGGCCTTGTCCTGAATCCTGAGTATGGCGATATTACAGACCCCGGGTCTGGTACTGATCTCGTCCTTACTTATGGCAAGCCCGCTGGTGCTTCGTTCCCGCAAACGAAGCTTACACCGCGTCGGCGCTCGTCTGCCCTGTGCGATGATGCTGTAGGCGGCGATGATCGCTGCGCGGAGTTGCTGGATAACATTCCAGACTTCGACAACATCTTCGAACGTACATCTACCTCAGATGTGCAGGCGATGCTCGATGAGTATCTTTCTAACGAAGGTACAGCAGAGGCTTCATCCACAGAAACGACTCGTTATACAACGACTGACTCAACTGATTCGGTTGACGCAGCGTTCAACGAGTTGATGGGTGGATGATCTATAGGGTAACGGGCTATTGCCGTATGTCGTTTCCTCTAAACGTAATGAGAGTTGAAATGAAAAACAAAGTATACGGATGCACTTGGTAATGCAAGGATAGTGCTCACCTATAGAGCCGCAGGGAGGCATGGGCTTACAGATGCCTCACCCTTTACACACTTAACTAGTCGTAGGAGCTAATAAAAGATGGCACGTACCAAAAAATCTAATGGTGCAGGAAAGTTGTCGATCTCTCAAATGAGGGATTTGATCAACAAAAAGGCGGGTATAGAGGTGGCACACAACCTCACTGAAGACAACCCGACAGAAGTTAAAGATTGGATCTCAACCGGTTCCCGATGGCTTGATTCGATCGTATGCCGAGGAAAGTTGGCAGGAATTCCAGTAGGAAAGATTGTTGAGATTGCCGGCTTGGAAGCTACCGGTAAATCTTATATGGCAGCACAGATCGCTGCAAACGCGCAAAAGCAGGGAATCGATGTGATCTATTTTGATTCTGAGTCTGCTATTGATCCCGGCTTTCTGCAGCGAGCAGGTTGCGATCTGAACGGCCTTCTATATGTTCAGGCGGCTTCGGTTGAATTCGTTCTAGAGACTATCGAAGAACTACTTGGCTCTAACGATAACCGCATGCTATTTGTATGGGACTCATTGGCACTAACACCCGCCATCTCAGACGTTGAGGGCGATTTCAACCCCCTATCATCGATGGCCGTGAAAGCGCGCATTCTGGCAAAGGGTATGTCTAAACTGACGGTACCGATTGCCAACAAGCAGTGTACTTTTCTGGTACTGAACCAGTTGAAAACTAATATTACTCGCTCTCCATCGGAAGCGATGACAACCCCTTATATTACGCCCGGCGGAAAGGCAATGCACTACGCATACTCCGTTCGTATCTGGTTGACCGGCCGAAAGGCTAAGGCCAGCTTCATTACAGATGAATCTGGATTCCGAATTGGTTCCGAGGTCAAGGTCAAACTTGAGAAGTCTCGATTCGGCACTGCGGGCCGACAATGCAACTTCAAGATCCTATGGGGTACCGACGAGATCGGCATTCAGGACGATGCAAGTTTGTTTGATGCAATAGCGTCTTCCGACAATCTTGTTCGGTCTGGGGCTTGGTTTACACTGATGGACGAAAACAATAAACCCCTAGGGGCCAAGTTTCAGGCCTCTAAGTGGGCTGAACGCATGATAGATGACACATTCCGAGCCAGAGTATATCAGATTATGGATGACGAGGTTATCCGCAAGTTTGCTGATCGCGAAGGAAGCGCATCGGACTTTTATGAAGAGAAGAGTGAATAATATCAAACAGCATTAGGAGGTAATGATGCTTAAGAAGATTATGACAATGGCCGCACTGATTGTGGCAACTAGTTCACCGGCAATGGCCATCGGTCTTGACCGGATCGATGCAGCGGAAGCGTCTACGGGCTTGGAACTACATGCCCGCCGTCCGCCGCCGCCGCCACCACCCCGTCACCGACCACCACCACCACGGGCTGTCGCGCCGATTGTTGCGGCCACAGTAGTAGTGTGCCTGACGATCATTATTCTAACGGATATGACGCATACCCACAAACACCACCAACCGCAAGGACAATAATGGGATATCACGATGGATACAGGGGAGGCATCCAGCCGGGCACGACAGCATCGAGCCCAGCTTCGGATAAGATCGACAAACAGGTTCGACGCATTTCTAAGTCTGTGTTTGAGAAGCTTAAATCAAGGCACCCTCGCTTAGAGAGACACTACAAGCTGCCAAAGAAATACCTATTTGAAGGTATTGGGGCATGCGCACCGGATGGTGGAGTTTGGACCTATAATGGTAAAGTTCTTTCGGCATTTGAAGCAAAACATCAGGGCCCTCGCGGCAACGCCATCGAGCGCTGGTTTAAGAACTACCATCATATTGTGGAAACTAACCCTAGGTGTCCTCTGGTGACGTTTGCTACGGGCCTAGGCACTTTACCGGGAAAACCTATTTTCAATGCCCTATATCGCCCCGTGAGGGGCCAATATGGAAAACTCAGACAAGGAGGTCCGTCAGTGTTTCTTAGCGAAACTGGGTTTGCGGATCAGTTTATTGAAGAGACTATGACTCGCTTTATTGAAGGCGAAATTCGGAGATTACATTCATGAAGATGAAACCGCTATTCATGTGGGCCGGCGGCAAGACTAAGATGATCAAGAAATATGGTGATCACTTGCCAAAGACTTTTGGTAAATATGTTGAGCCCTTTGTTGGGGCCGGCGCAATGTTTGTTTGGGCCTACCAAAAGAACCCGACTGCAAACTTTGTACTAAATGATTCAAATCCGTCTATTATGAAAATCTATAAGGCAGTAAAAGACGAAGTTGATATTTTCATGGCACATGTGGATAGCTTGGAGAGTCAGTTTATCCCGATGGACAAAAGTTCCAGAAAGGAGTTTTACTATAAAATTCGGGACTGGCACGCATATCACTATCAGGGCTCCACACAGACCAAGGAAGCAGCAGTACTCTATTTCTTGATGAAAACAGGGTTTAATGGTATCTGGCAAATCAACAAAAATACCAACAATCGGTTTGGTACACCTGCTGGCCTCTTGAACCAGAAAGAGAAAATCTATGATCCCGAGAATGTCATGGCATGGCACTACGCACTGCAAAATTGTAAACTAATGTCGGGGAGCTACGAAAACACTTTGGACGAAGTTTGCGCTGATACTTATGTGTTCCTTGATCCTCCCTACCGGGGATCGTTCACTCAGTATGGTGTTGATTTTGATGATGAAATGCAGCAGGGCGTGATTAATTTTTTAAATGATTCGACAGAAAAGGGCGCTTATGCTATGATGAGTAATCGAGACGTTGGTGACAACTTCTTTGAAGACAGAGTAGGCGAAAATGAATTAACTTACTTTGACGTAACATACACCGCAGGGCGCCGAAAAAAGGTGGAAGATGGTTTTGAAGCCAAGAAGGCCCGCGAAATTTTAATGATAGGAAAAAATAATGAGTAACAAACACGTTTTAACAGATCTTGAAGCCAAGAGGAAATCTAGACAGCGAGCCGATTATTATGCTAGCAAGGTCGATCGTCTTACTATTCTGGGATATAACAATCCGGCAAAAGATACAGACTTGCGACAGCGCAAGATCTGGGAATATATTATAGAACACGACTTGACGGTGGCTATTCACGCTGAATATGATTTCAAGTCGAATCTTGCTGGCCATGACGCTCCTCGATATGAGAAGACGCAGACTCGCGAAAATTGTGAGGATGATGATAGGGTCGAGTGGTTATACAATGAAATTTACACACGAAGCCAGCGCCAGAAGCGTGTTGTCATGGGCTGGACTTTTGATGACGATGGCAAGATGTATCCCTCGTCGGGTAACAAGCGCTCTAGATGTCATGTGATGGGGCAAGCCCGAGGAAATCTCAGTAAGTCAATTGGGGCCTTTTTGGAGATTGGCGGGGAGCTTACGGACGCTCAAAAAGAATGGCATGCCTTCCATATTTCAGAACTTTCGAATCATGACGATGGCGAGGCCCCCGAGCCGGAAAGCGGAGCAGACATCGTAAGCCAGCTTGCAGTAGCACATGATTTGTATGTCCAGAATGGTATTATTGACGCTGCCATGTCACCCGAGAAGAATGTCGAGTGGGCATCACAGTGGATTCTAGAACACAAGCCAACATACGTTGGCGACAATATGAAGTCTACTCGCACCGATATGGCCAAAAAGGCTTTTTCGCCAGACCGATCAGACCCAATCCCCCTTCCCGATAACAATCGTATTAATCAACAGTGGCTTGGATTTTTCCCCGGCGAGGCTTTTGATCCGACAAACCAAGAAGTAGATGTGCAGATGCTTATTGTCAAGGGACATCACAAGCAGACATGGCGCCTCCGCGTTACTGATAGGTGGTTTGCTAGAGAAGAATTCACTCATGCGCGAGAAGATTATTGGCTTGTTGTTCGCTGCGGCGAGGGAAAAAAGGATGTCACTTCGTTGAGCAGCCTAGAAAAGATGCGCGAGAGTTGTCTTGCAGAAATGACAGCTTGGAACAAGAGTGAAAACTATAAGAAAGCTGGTATGCCAAGGATCGAGAGAATCATGTTTGTAAAGCAACTTAAAGGCTCAACAGATAAGTATATTGCCTATCAGTGGAGCAAGATTAACGAAGAGTTTAGAGCAATTTAAATTAACCCTTGACAGCAGAGCTAATCTTTGCTATAATCAATATAACATCAAAGGAGGTTTCTGATGTTTCTACTTGCCACTATTTTTGCCGGCTCAATGGCTATCGCTCATCCCGGCACGGCTCCATGTCCAAGCGTTGCAGAACGCAGCACTCGTCCTACAGTTCAAATCACTGTAGACTATCACTGGGTCTTTGAGGTACCGCCGGGAGAGCGTCGTGCTCGCTGGCATCGCCGCGAGGGCCGTCATCCCCATGCAAGCAGTGATGCATACATCTGGGTTCCGGCTCATGTGGAAGGTCGCGGCCGTAATAGTCGCGTAATCCCCGGCCACTGGAAGCTTCGACCGCACCCATCGACTACTCCCCGACGTTAGAGTGGAGATACACGGGCGAAAAAGGAAGTTCTTTGAACTTGCTCGCCGGGTCGCTGAACAGCAGTCAACCCATACATATCGTCACGGTGCAGTTCTAGTAAAGGGCTGCACCGTGCGCAATGTTAGTGCCAATAAAAACAAGTTCAAGGGATGGGGAGCTAGATTTAGGCACAAAGATTGTGGTCACGCCACGCACCATGCAGAACTAGGATGTATTCTGGGTGTTGACCGCAAACAAACAACCAATTCGACAATATATGTTGTTCGTGTTGGGAAAAGTGGTGAATATAAAATGTCTAAGCCGTGCGCCATGTGCGAATCTGTTCTTAGACACGTTGGAGTGAAGAGGGTCTTCTACTCTACTGGCAAAGGTACATTTGGAGTTTTGAAGCTGTGAAAAGAGTTATTATTATCGACGCACTCAACATGATGTTGAGAAGCTACATTGTTAACCCGAGTCTGTCCAGAAATGGCCAGCCGATCGGAGGTCTAAAGGGCTTCCTTCAATCGCTTCAAAAGCTGTGCCGCGAATCTAAGCCCGATTACGTGGTTGTGGCGTGGGATGGCCAAGGCGGCTCTAACCGCCGCAAGCAGATGAACAAAAACTATAAGGCCGGCCGAAAACCGATTCGGCTGAACCGTGATATCCGCAACCTTTCGGAATCCGAAGAGATAACAAATAAGATCTGGCAACAGACCCGCTTGGTCGAATACTTGAATGAACTTCCGGTGTCTCAGATTATGCTTCCGCTGGTTGAAGCTGACGATGTGATCGCACAAGTAGTGAAGTCTCCAGTTTTTCATGATTGGCAGAAGATGATTGTCTCAGCAGACAAAGATTTTATTCAGGTTTGCAATGAAAATACCATACTCTTTAGGCCAATTCAGAAGCAGATTCTAAACTCTAAGAGGATTGTGGAAGAATTTGGGATTCATCCCAATAATTTTGCATTGGCCCGAGCCGTCGTTGGAGATTCTTCAGATAACTTGGAGGGCATTCGCGGCGTAGGGCTCGGTACTGTGAAGAAACGCTTCCCAATCATGTCAGAGCCGGAGTCGGTATCTATTGACGCATTAATGGATATGTGCGAGAATGCTGAAAATAAATTGAAGGTACACGACTCTATACTTGAAGGTAGAGAGGTGGTAGAATTGAATTATAAAATTATGCAACTTTACTCGCCGTCGATTTCGCCGCAAGGCAAAGAGCAGATTAGATACGCCGTCGAAGAAAACGAGTGTGATTTTAACAAGACTCAGATTCAAAGGATGATGTTGGAAGATGGCTTCGGAGTAGGTGACTGGAGTGATCTTTTTCAGACAATGAAGAGGATATCGATTGACAACAGAGACTAATACTGCTATAATCATAGCAACTGTGGGGTATTATAATGAGTGACGCTACTACCAAGCGAGAAGACTTTAGTAGGTATGGCAAATCCTTCCAAGAGGGCCTGTGTCAATTAATTCTAGAGGATCGTCCCTTCGCCGATCAAATCGGCGAGGTGTTGAACTTTAATTTTTTGGAGTTGTCCTATCTGCAAGCTTTTGTGAGAAAGGTTTACTCCTATCGAGATAAATATGGAGTCCACCCGTCATACAAGATCATGACAACAGTACTCCGCACAGAGTTAGAGGACGAATCAGAAACTATCCAGACTCAGGTGAGAAATTACTTCTCTCGCATCTACAATACCGATGTCGAGGGCGAAGAGTTTATTAAGTCAACTAGTCTAGATTTCTGTAGAAAACAAAAACTAAAAGAGGCGATGCTGGAGTCGGTAAAGCTTCTCAGATCGTCTTCTTTCGATGAGATTTCCAAGGTCATCAATGACGCTCTCAAATTGGGGAGTGATAATAATTTTGGATATGATTATATTAAGGATTTCGAAAAGAGGTTCCTAACTAAGTCTCGCAACCCGATCACTACTGGCTGGGACCGCGTTGATGAAATTTGTCAGGGCGGATTGGGCAAGGGTGAACTTGGTGTTGTCATTGCTCCCACCGGCGCAGGCAAGAGCATGGTGCTTGTGCATCTGGGCGCTAGCGCTCTCAAGGCCGGCCTGACTGTCGTACATTATACTCTGGAACTTTCTGAAGAGGTTATCGCAGGCAGATATGATAGCTGCATGTTTGGAATACCGCTCTCGGATCTCAAGTCGATGAAAGAAATGATCTATGAGTCCGTTCAGGAGATCGAAGGATCTTTAATTATTAAAGAATATCCAACAAAATCTGCGAGTACAAAAACCATCAAGACACACCTAGAAAAGCTAGCAAAAAGAGATATTTCGCCCGATCTGATCATAGTTGATTATGGGGATTTGCTTCGACCTTTGGTGCATAATAAAGAGCGAAGAACCGATCTGGAATCTATATATGAAGAGCTACGTGCAATCGCGCAAGAGAATACTTGCCCCGTTTGGACTGCCTCACAAACTAACCGTTCTGGACTCAATGCAGAAGTTATCACAATGGAGGCCATCAGCGAAGCATTCAACAAGTGCTTTGTTGCAGACTTCATATTCTCTGTATCCAGAACCGTTGAAGACAAAAATAATAATACCGGGAGAGTTTTTGTAGCCAAAAACAGGAATGGGCCTGATGGGCTGATATATCCTATCTTCATGGATACGTCTGAGGTCAAGATCAAGGTGCTTGAGAGCACAGGAGAAACACCAGCAGGGGTACTTGAAAAATCTTTGGCTCAACAAAAAGAATCTCTTAAAGAAAGATACCAAAAATTTAAGCAACAAAAGGAAGGAAAATAAGTGTTTGGAAAAGAAATCAGTGTCCGCAAATTCCGGCTTTCAGAGTCGTTCATAGATAATTACAGAGAGAAAGAGGTGCCATGGGGCCCCCTAGGTTATGTGACCTTTAAACGTACATACTCTCGCCGTCTTGAAGAAGAGGAACCTACAGGCAACAATACTCCCACTGAGGAATGGCACCAGACTTGCCGCCGAGTAATTGAGGGCATGTTCGATATTCAGAAACAACATGTTTCCTCTCTTGGGTTGGAATGGAACGATGCCAAGGCGCAGAGAACTGCGAAAGAGGCCTATGATCGCCTCTTTAACTTGAAGTGGACACCACCGGGCCGAGGCCTCTGGATGATGGGAACAAAGTTTGTAAAGGAGCGCACTGGCGCAGGCCTTTTCAATTGTGCGTTTCGATCTACGAAAGATCTGAACACCAAAGGCGGCTATTTGTTTGCATGGATAATGGACGCTCTGATGGTTGGCATCGGCGTTGGGTTCGACACCCAAGGCGCCGAAACCTGCACCGTCCAAGAGCCCGACTGGTCTAACGAGGTTTATGCTATCCCTGACAGCCGAGAGGGCTGGGTCGAATCTGTGAAAATTCTTTTGGATGGATACTACTTTGGTTCGGCTGTACCCCATTTCGACTATAGTGCGATTCGCCCTTATGGTGCTCCAATCAAGGGCTTTGGAGGAACGTCTTCTGGTGCCGAGCCACTGATTGAACTTCACAACAACCTTAAAAAACTATATAGCCCACGCATCGGCGAAACTATCACTTCTGTGGACATCGTAGATACCGAAAATTACATTGGCCGTTGTGTTGTGGCGGGGAATGTTCGTCGTTCCGCTGCTCTGGCAATGGGCAAGTACAACGACATGAGTTATTTGACCATGAAGAACGACGAAGAGGCTCTTTATGAACGCCGCTGGGGCTCAAACAATTCTTTTGAAGCTTTGGTCGGAATGGACTATACATGGCACGCAGAGCAATCACAAAAGAACGGCGAACCGGGCTATATCTGGCTAGAGAATGCACGCACAAAGGGCAGGTTCAAAGACCCAGAGCGCCACGACGATGCTAAAATTATGGGTTTCAACCCCTGCGTCGAACAGCAATTGGAAGACGCGGAGTTGTGCTGCCTAGTGGAGACATACCCCGCAAAGCATGATTCGTATGAAGATTACTTGCGAACACTCAAGATTGCTTATTTATATGGCAAGACGGTGACTCTAGTGAATACGCACTGGCCAGAGACAAACGCAATCATGCTCAAGAACCGCCGCATCGGCCTCTCTCAATCTGGGGTCGTTCAGGCATTTGCGAAGCACGGTAAGCGTGAAATGTTTAACTGGTGTGACAAGGCTTATGAACATGTGCAGAACCTAGATGCAGAATATTCTGACTGGATGTGCATACCTCGCTCTGTTAGGATGACCAGTATCAAGCCAAGTGGTACTGTATCTCTTCTCAATGGTTCTACCCCGGGAATACATTTTCCAGAGAGTGAATATTATATTCGCAGAATCAGATTTTCTAATAGCTCAAAACTAATACCATTTTTGATTGCTGCCGGCTACAAAACTGAGCCTGATGAATACTCTCCAAACACAACTTGTGTGGAGTTTCCAGTTCGTGAGCCATACTACGTCAAGAGCAAGAAAGACGTATCAATGTGGGAACAACTTGAAATCGCGGCACAGTACCAGCATTATTGGGCAGACAACTCTGTTTCAATAACAGTTACTTTTAACGAGATTGAGGCGGCCCATCTTAAGTCTGCGCTTGAAATGTATGAAACAAGACTTAAAGCCGTGTCGTTTTTGAAGTATAATGATACTGGCTATAAGCAAGCGCCCTATGAGCCCATCACAAAAGAGGAATATGAGGCCCTGTCGGCCAACATTACACCTATTGTGAAGATCGAAGATGTAGAAGAGGGTACTGGTACCAAATTCTGCACTAATGACACCTGTACAATATAGAGGAAAAGATGTACTTAAGACCAAAAAATAGACATATACTAGTTCAGCCGGTAGAGTCTGAAAACACTCCCGAACAAGCGTCACCATCACCATCGTTTGTCCTTCCAGATACTTATCAAAGGAAAGATGATCATGTCGTGGCCCGAGTCTTGGAAAAGGCTGATGACTGCACTCTGACAGTGAGTATTGGTGATACAATTTTAGTGCCATCGAATATGCTGTTGGATATTTCACATGCCAAAGAACAGTTTCAAGTTGTACTTGAAAATTATGTTCTCGGAGTGCTTTACAGGGATCGATAATCTATTTACGGTTATGAGATTCATAACCGTAATATTGTCAATGTTGCTAGTATCTTGCGCAACCGCTAGGAAGCAGGAAAAACAGGATCAACTTGAGCGCGAACAGCGCGAAAGAGCAATACAAGAAGTTTCTGAGATACTGGATGATGAAGACCTCGATGATTTACCGGAGGCAGACGAAGAGGAGGAATAGTGAAAGGCCACACGTACAAGTGGGATAAGATTGTTTTAGGTTCCACACTACCAGCGTACTTGTTTGCATATCACCACTCCCTTCCTGTTGTTGGGTACAAATCTTCAGCGCCACACCAGTTTGCGAATTCTGGAGACAGCCTTCACGACTGGAATGCGCTTTCTTTTCTGCTTGGGTTGTCCGCGCAGATACCATTTTACGACAATATATCCAGCGTCAAGATAACCGAAGAAGGCCTTAAGGTCACCACAGAAGTATCGTACAAGCCTATAGATATTGAGTGCAATAAAATTTTCCTATTTGATGATCGTGGTGTCGAAGGGCTCCCCCCTGTTGTAGAAGAAGGCAGGCTGTACGAAATCATGGACTGGATTGACGTTCGCTCAATTCAGCCTCACGAAATAAAAGAAATTGATTGTGAAAAATACAGGGATAGCGGCAGTCTCATAAAGAAAATATATTTCTGCAATACTGGGCGAGTAGAGAACCCTAGAAACAAAGATATTTGCGCCATATCATATATGAACAGCGATCTTCTAGACAACTTTTTGTTTTCCGAAACTATGATGCGCATGGAGGTGGAAAGTATATTACGACAAGAAGGTTTGCGTGGCTGTATAAAAAACAAAGTATCAGAGACTCGAAAGAGTGCAAATTATAAGGAGATTCATTTGGAGTCTGCTTACCGAGAAAAGAGAAGAATTATGCCGCATACATACTCAGAGTCTGAAATGATTGAGTACATGCTGGATAAAGAAATGGGAGATTTTCCCGAAAAGAATTTTTCACAAAATCCGCTTTTTGTAGCACACTTGGAGGACTCTTGATAGAGGCTCCGCCCGAACATAAGCAACATGCACACATGGCGGGGATAGTACCCCTTTCTGGCCAACCTTTGGATTTTGGTTTTGAGTGGCCAGACTGTATGATGCCTATTGACAAGGATTATGTTGCAGTCGAAAGGGCCGTAGCTGAGTGCGTGTACGCCGGCTGCGAGACAATCTGGATTGTGTGCAATAAGGATATTCAACCACTAGTTAAATATAGGATAGGTGACTATGCAGAAGATCCTGCGTATGTTAGTCGCAAATTCGCGGTGAACCCCAAAGAGCACAAAAAGGAGGTTCCTATCTTCTATGTACCAGTTCACCCTAACGATAGGTTTAGAAGAGATAGCCTTAGCTGGGGTGTTCTTTATGGGGCTCTGTCTGCTTATTATACTACGAAGCAAATAAGTAAATGGGTCGTGCCCGAAAAATATTATGCTGCATTCCCATATGGTGTATACGATCCTTCTGTGTTGAGGCCTTACAAAGCCGATATAACTAAATTTGACAGATTTTTCTTAAGTTTTAATGGACAAACGGTCAAGGATGGGCTATACTTAGGTTTCACTTTTGATGCAGAAGATTTCAAAAGATTCAGAAGAGACGTTCGCGCCACAGGCACTGGAATCTATGTGCCCGGCCAGACTGGAGAAGATTTAACCGATGGCAAATATCCGACTAAGAAGCTGCCAATTGAAGAAAGATGGTCTGCACGTCATTTTACACTTGACAAAGTGTTTGGATCTGCTATAATAGAGAAAGCTAAGGTAAAAGAATTGCCGTGGTATCACGGCATAGACAGTTGGGAGCGTTATTCCGATTTTATTGCCTCTGGCAATAAACTAGAAAGACCTTCCCATATATTGACAAAAAAGAAAATGAACCGACTATGGTTTACAGGAGACGAAAAATGAAGAAGTTGATTCCCCTTGCGGCATGCCTGCTACTCGCAGCCTGCGGAGACAAGGACGAAGACACTGGCACTGAAGACACTGCAGCAGCAGAAGACACAGGCGCAGAGTAATGTATGCCGCTGGCAGACCGGTTAAAGTCTGCCATTTTTTAACCAAAAGGAGATAGTAATGACTACTACCAAGAAAAAGACAGGTGTTGCCAAGAACAACACAGCCACAACTAAGGCTCTGAAGGAAGAGATTACCACGCTCACTGGGCGCTATTCACACCTTCAGAAGCGCATAGGCGGACTTCGGTATCACCTAGCCACCAATACGGGCCTCACGACTGAAGAAGTGATTCGTCTGATTGACAACGTTATCGACGCGAGTTAAATATGCCAGAGCGCAAAGTATCGAAAATTCAATTTGTTAATCTCCACGGACATTCCGTGGCGGGCTCTGTATTTGATGCCCTAGGCTACCCCAATGAGCATATGGATTTTGCATATGATAATGGCTGCGATGCGCTAGCGCTCACAGATCACGGCAACATGAACGGTCTGGCATATCAAGTACTTCACGCGAAGAAGATGCAAGAGGAAGGAAAAGACTTCAAGCCCATTTTTGGGTGCGAAGCCTACTTCTTGCCTTCTTTGTCTGAGTGGCGCGAAGAGTACACAACGGCAATGGAAGACAAGAAGCAGGCCGCAGCCCTAAAGAAGTCGGGACAGTCTGGCGCCACGGTCGAAGATGAAAACGACAGCAAGAAGGTCCAAGGCCTACTACGGCGCCGACGCCATCTTATTCTGTTGGTTCAGAATCAGAAGGGTTTGAATAACCTGTTTAAGTTGATTTCGGAATCTTATAAGCCTGAAAACTTTTATCGGTATCCTCGTATGGACTACGATTTGTTGGCCAAGTATAACGAGGGAATCATCGCAGCATCAGCATGCCTAGGCGGCGTATATGCCGGTAACTATTGGGAATTCCGAGAAGAAGGTAGCGATGCAGTCCTCGCTGCAATGGGAGAAACCACAGAAAGAATGCAAGAGATCTTTGGGGATCGCTGGTATGCAGAACTTCAATGGAATAATATTCCTGAGCAACACGAACTGAACCAATATATTATTACGACCGCTCAGAAGTATGGTGTCAAGCTGATTTCTACGGCAGACAGCCACTACCCGAATCCTCGCGCTTGGAAGGACCGGGAACTTTATAAGCGCCTAGGCTGGCTGGGCAAAAGCCGCCCAGACTATGAGACAAACGAGCTACCCGCAGGCGTTGAAGAAATCGGGTACGAACTATACCCGAAGAACGGCGACCAGATGTGGAGTTCTTTCTTACAATATTCTGAGCAATGTGATCAAGAATACGATCCCGACTTGGTGATGGACAGTATCACTAACACTCACGATATCGCACACAAGCGAATTGAGTTTTTCTATCCAGATAATACGGTTAGGCTACCAGATTTTGTTGTTCCAGAAGGAATGACGGATGACGAGGCGCTTAATAGGTTTTCACATGAAGGCCTTGGAACATTCGGCCTCGCAGACAATCCAGAATACATTGATCGTCTTGAGCGCGAACTATCTGTAATCTCAGATCGCGGATTTAGTAAATACTTCCTGACCATGAAGGCCATCTCCGACCGCGCCATGGATGCGATGCTTGTTGGTCCCGGTCGGGGCTCTGCAGCGGGCTCGCTGGTCGCATACGTGTTGAAGATTACGCAAATCGATCCCATCAAGTATGGGCTTCTGTTCTCTCGGTTCCTTCGATCCGACGCCACGGACTATCCAGATATCGATTATGATGTTTCGGACCCGATGGTGTTGAAGGAATCTCTTATCGAAGAATGGGGGCGCGACACTGTTGCACCGATCTCTAACTGGAATACATTGCAGCTTCGATCTTTGATTAAGGATATCTCAAAGTTCTATGGCATTGAATTCACAGAAGTTAACGCGGTTACATCGAAGATGATCTTCGAAGCCACTGGACCAGCCAAGAAGCTGCATGGTATCAAGTCTGGTGTGTATGTACCTACCTTTGAGGAGGTCATGCAGTTTAGTGTTACTTTGCAAAGTTTCTTGAACAAATATCCGCATGTTAAGACTCACGTTAATGCTCTCTACGGTCAGACCCGATCATGCTCTCGGCATGCCGGCGGCGTTGTAATCGCGGAGGATCTAGACGAAAGTATGCCTCTCATTAACTCCGGCGGTGTCCGACAGACTCCGTGGAGTGAGGGCCAAAACGTTCGACATCTTGAGCCAATGGGCTTCATTAAGTTCGATATTCTTGGCCTGTCTACGCTGCGCATGATGGAGGGTGCCATCGAGCACATCCTTCGTCGCCATCATGGAATTGAGAACCCTACGTTTGAAGACGTGCGAGAGTACTACGGCAAGAACTTACACCCCGATGTCATTGATTTTGAGAATCAGGATATCTATAAGAATATTTTTCACAGAGGTAAGTGGGCAGGGATTTTCCAGTTCACAGAAGGTGGCGCACAAAACTTTTGTGTGAGAGCCAAGCCGGATAGCATCATTGATATCTCAGCTATCACATCAATCTTCCGGCCCGGGCCGCTTGGTGCCAACGTAGATAGAGACTATGTGGAGGCCAAGAAGAGCCCTCAGTACGTGAAGTATATCCACCCGACTGTTCAAGAAGTAACAGAGGAGACGTTTGGCTTTCTTATTTTTCAAGAGCAGATTGCTTTGCTAGCACATAAACTTGGTAAGGATCTTAGTTTGGATGAGGGTAATGCCCTTCGCAAGCTACTTACTAAGAAGGGTACTGGCTCAAAGAATGATAAGAAAACGAAAATTTATAATAAGTTTATGCAAGGCTGCGAAGAGAAGGGCATCTCAAAGTCGGACAGTCAAAGACTGTGGGATACTTTTGAGTACTTTTCTGGCTATGGCTTTAATAAGTCACACGCAGTATCGTACTCGGTCCTCTCGTTCCAATGTGCATGGCTCCTAAACTACTATCCCGCTGAATGGATGGCTGCGTTCTTAGACAAAGAACCAGAGTCTCGCAAGGAGAAAGCCATCAACATCGCCAAGCGCTGGGGATTTGAGTTGGCACCGCTGGATGTCAACACTTCTGGTATGGTCTGGGAGATTAGCGACGATGGCAAGACTTTGATTCAGCCCTTGACTTCGATCAAGGGCTTGGGTGAGAAAGCCATCGAGCAAGTTATTGCTCATCGGCCATTTAGTGATATTGAGGAGTTTATTTTCCACGAAGAGATGTCGTATTCGAAGCTGAACAAGAAGGCTCTCGACGCACTGATTCGGTCAGGCGCTACTAGTGATTTGGTTGATGATCGCTTCACTGGGCTCAAACACTTTTGGTCTGCCGTCGCAGTAGATCGACCCAAAAACAAGAAGAAGTTTCGGGAGAACGTTGACCTATATGCGCCAGAGGGCGATTTCACGGACGAGGAAATGATCCAGTATCAGGTTGATTTAACTGGAGTTTTCCCGTTTGAGAAGGTGCTTGATCAGAAGATCCGCGATAGACTGGATGAAAAGTACATTCCGCCCCTTGGCGAGTTTGACTCTGAGTTACAGGTCGCGTGGTTTGTTCCACGGGCTGTCATTCCGAAGAAAACAAAGAATGGAAAGACATATTGGGTAGTGGAAGTAATCGATTCTACTAGCCAGACTACCAAGATTAAGTGCTGGGGCGTTCGCCCGGGCAATGACGTGATACATCTTAACCGGCCATACATGGCCAAGCTGGACTATGATCCTCAATGGGGATTCTCATCGAGGTCCATCCGGCACAACTTTAGACTATTAGGATAAAATATGAATTATGTTTTTAACAGAGATCCAATGATTAAGGATCTCGATCTGCACGACGATTTCCCGGTCATAATCCGAGTTCGCTCTTTTAACGAGGGCGCCGCAAAAGAGTTTTCATCACTTATGATGAAAGCACACAACACCGGCCAAACCGTGATCCCGGTTATTATCGACAGTTACGGAGGCCAAGTTTACAGTTTGATGTCTATGGTTTCAGATATCAAAAATTCAAAGCTGCCAGTGGCCACGATCGTGCAGGGCAAAGCAATGTCTTGTGGGGCCATCTTATTCAGCTTCGGGACCGAAGGGATGAGATATATGGACGAAGATTCTACTGTTATGGTTCATGACGTATCCTCCATGGGCTGGGGAAAGATCGAGGAGTTAAAGGCAGATGCAGCAGAAGCAGACAGGCTGAATCAAAAGATTTTCCATATGATGGCGCAGAACTGCGGCAAGAATAAGAAATACTTTTTGGATCTTATTCATGAGAAAGGTCACGCAGATTGGTATTTAGACTCAGATCAGTGCTTGGAACACAATTTGGCTAACAAGATTGAGGTGCCGACACTGAATGTAAATATTAGTGTTGACATAACAATGGGATAGACACTATTTATTGTATAGAGGTGATAATGAATGACTCTATTAGATATAGTGCTGTTGTCTGGGGTTCTGTTCGGTAGTTGGGTCTTGGCCATACTGGTTCGATGCGAAATAAAAGATCGACGCCAAAAGAAAGAAAACGAAAAAATCTTTAGACATTTTATAGATCAATACAATAAGATGGAAATGGAAGAGGCAAAAGCCCAGAACAAGGGTAAAGTAATTTATTACCCATTTCAACAGCATGATTCTAAAATATCTGATGGGGATTCAAAAGAGTGCATCATCGAAGACATAGAGCACTACAGAATGGTTTATGATCCGATTACAGGCAACTGGCAGAAGTTCTGGATCAGAGATACAACAAAATAAATAGCAATTAACTGTTGACAATGAGCCCATATTGTGGTATATTAATAGAGTGATTAAGGTGACTCCCAAGTTTGAGATAGGCGATTTGGTATCGGTGACGAACAATGTTCATGATTGTCGCATGCCAGAGAATCGTATGGGAGTCATATCAGAAAACGAAGACAAGGATATCTACTGGATTACGTTTACAAACGGTTCAGTACTTAAATTTCATGGCTGTACTTTACAGCATGCAACACCATCAAACAACTCAGGAGGTAATGATGGATGACAATAACGACAACAACGACAATAACAGCGATGCTCAAGATCGCAACCGATACATTGTTCAATATATTCGGTCGCTTAAGACGATTGAAGATGCGATGGAGCCGTATAAGGACCAACGCCGCGATCTCAAGAACGAGTACCGGCGGCAGGGCTGGCTGACTCGCGATGAACTCAGCACTGCAGTCAAGGCATATCGTCTTATGAAGGGCGAGGTTGACTTTGAGCAGCTTACAGAACATTATGAGGCTCTGGCCACCACTGTTCGCGGAGGTACTTCCTCATGATGATCGAGTGGTGCAGAACGCACTTGAATGTACACCCGCCCACCCGTGGCAATCCTAGCGATGCCGGCCTAGATGTTCATTTCAGTCTAGCGGATAATAAATCAGTGACCATCGAGCCGGGCGAAAGCGCCCTGCTCCCAACTGGTCTTAGTTTCGGAGTGCCCCACGGGTATATGCTGGAGGTCAAGAACCGTTCCAGCGTGGCATCTAAGCGAAGCTTGGTTGTCGGCGCGTGTGTGATTGATTCTGGATATGACGGCGAGGTATTTGTAAACCTTCACAACATTGGAAAAAGCACACAAGTTATCGACTCTCATTCGAAGATTGCACAGGTCGTGATGACTCCGGTAGTTCACTTCCGCGCCATGGAGCGCAGAGGAAATGAGGACTTATACGGCTGGTATCCGATTACGATCAGTGACAGAGGTGACGGAGCGCTGGGGAGCACAGGTGAGTAGACTACTTATTATCTTTTTTCTTGGAGGCCCGGCATCGGCGCATGCCGATGCACCCTCCGATTATGCAGCCCAGTGCGCAGTGTGCCATGGCGCTGCTGGAAATGGCGATGGCCCCGCAGCGTCATCTATGTCACCAAAACCGGCCAATTTTCAAGACTCGGCCTTTTGGTCCACGCGCACAGACGCGCAGATAAAGACAGTGATTAAGAGCGGCGGCCTTGCAGTGGGTAAGTCGCCGCTGATGCCGCCGGCCTCTGACTGGACAGACAACCGCATTGGTGCTATGGTCGCTTATCTGAAAACTTTCAAGGAGACACAATGAATAGAAAACAAAGGCGACAAATGGTCAAAATGGCGGTCAGTAATTGCCCAGAGCACGGAATGTATGACAAACACAGCCTTTGTCCGTGCTATGATCCCGGTGGACCAATGGCCCATCTTCGCAGCATATATGGAACTAAAGCATGGTTTAAGAAAGTTGAAAGTATGCCCAATACGATGGAATTTGCTGTTTGCCCCATTCATGGGAAAACCACAGTAAATGACAAAGGCATATTCCAATGTGGCTGTTTCGATGAAAATGGAAACAAGATTGTGCATTTAACTGATAACCCGAACGAATTTGAGGAAAACTAAACAATGAATAGAGCAGCACAACAAGTATTATTTTCTAGCAAGACAGGAAACTGGGCAACACCGCAGGAGTTTTTTGATAAGTTAGATTGGCGCTGGGGGCCGTTTGATCTCGATCCATGCGCGAGCCCACACAACACAAAGTGTGCAAACTTTTATACAGAAGCAGAGAATGGTCTGAGCAAAGATTGGCACGGCCACACAGTATTTGTCAATCCTCCATACGGTCGCGGAATCGAAGATTGGATTCGCAAAGGATTCGAGTCGGCTCAGGGCGGCGCCGCAAGAGTGGTCATGCTTATTCCAGCACGAACCGACACGAAGTACTGGCATGATTATGTTATG